CGCGACCAGATTATGATTAAGATATCCAACTTTAAGTGGATACCCAAAGAGACAGCAACCGACACTGTGTTTCGCGCACTGCAACCAGCCATACGTTTTACCAAGGATGAGTGCCTTGATCTGCCTGATATGGTGTATGTAAAGCGTGAGGTTGAACTTACCAGACAACAAAAGAAATACTATGAAGAACTACGCAAGAAGCTGGTCATGCAGATTACAGGTGAACAGATCACCGCTGTAAATGCCGCCGTTGTTATGAGTAAGCTACTGCAAATATCGGCAGGTGCTGTGTATACAGACGACAGTGATGTGTTAGAGTTCGACATATCACACCGTTACAAAGTGTTACGCGAAGTGATCGACGAGTCCAGCCAGAAGGTTTTGGTATTTGTACCATTCAAACATGCGATTGATATACTTACAGAAAAACTACGCAAGGATGGCATTACCACAGAGGTAATTCGTGGTGACGTATCTGCACCGAACCGCACACAAATATTTAAAACTTTTCAAACTACACCTGATCCAAGGGTGCTTGTTATCCAGCCCCAATCTGCTGCACATGGTGTCACGTTAACAGCAGCGAATACTGTCGTCTGGTGGGGGCCGACTAGTTCTTTAGAAACGTATGCACAGGCTAACGCTCGCGTCCACAGGTCAGGACAGAAACACAAATGCACTGTTGTTCAGCTTCACGGATCACCCGTAGAGAAACGTGTTTACACACTGTTAGATAACAGAATAGACGTACACACAAAAATGATCGACCTTTATAAAGAACTACTTGACTAACACACATACCGTCACTATATTGTATGAAACAATAAGATTAAGGAGAACGGTATGAGTGGTGTTACCGCAGAAAAGCTGACCAAGACATACTTAAAGATTCGTGATGAACGAGCAAAGTTGTCAGCAGAATTTAAAGAAAAAGATTCTACCCTGTCTCGTCAATTAGATAGGGTAAAACAAGGACTACTCGACTACTGCAATGCGCATGGTGTCGAGAGTGTAAGAACTTCTGAGGGATTATTTTATAGGTCTACAAGACAAAGGTTCTGGACAAACGATTGGGAAAAAATGCACGCGTTTATTATGGAGCATGGAGTCCCAGAGTTACTAGAAAAACGTCTGAACCAGACAAATTTTAAACAGTTCCTAGAAGAAAACCCTGAGTCAAAGCCAGAAGGCTTGAACATAGACTCCGAATACTCAATAGCTGTGAGGAAGAAATAATGGAACCAAAATACGTACCTATTGAAGATGTGGCTAAACACTTTAGTGTTTCTGTGTCTACAATCCGTGCTTGGGTACGTCAGGATCAAATTCCGCAGGACACCTACATTCGTGTCGGTAACACCTACAGATTTTGCATACCTGATATATCAGAAGCACTAACGAACAAGAAGATTGAGACTGTAGAAGAGCCTGTTGTAAATACGTTTACACAGGAAGAAGTGGTAGGGTCTAAGGTAGCAACGGACGAAGATGCTGACCTACTAGAACTACTTGATGAAGACCAATAAGACATCGGGAGAATGATATGTCTGAAATTGTAAAAACAAAATATACCCTTGAAAACGTAGAGGCTATGTGGCCTCGTATTAACCGCACCTACAAGTTTGACAACGCAGAAAAACGGTCAGTACCATGTGACGCAACTGATGATGGTGCATCATACACACTTCAGTTTCGTATGACTGAGGCACAGGCTAAAGAATTATATAAGCACATGAAAACTGCTTATGCTGCCAAACAAGCGGAAAATTCTGATTGGCCTGATAAGTTTGCTATGCCTTTTAAGCAGGATGCCGATGGGTCATTCACTCATAAAGCAAAGTTAAAAGGTGCGTATGGGGCAGAAGCTACTCGTAAACCTGCACAATATTCTGCTTCTAATAAGAAATTAGACGATGATTTCTTGCTGACTAACGGAAGTACGGTTAACATCTCTATCGTATTTACTCCGTATCATGGGCAAATGGGTTCTGGGGTATCTTTACGTTTAGACGCAGTACAGGTTATCGACCTTAAGCCTATGGAAGAACAGTCACCTTTCGGTGCAGTCAAGGGGTTTGAAGAGAGTCCAAAAGAAGACGACAATCCCTTTGAAGATACAACATTAGAAGAGCCGAAGAAGGTAGTAAAGAAAGCTACTCCCCCTGCACCAGAAAAGGGCAGCGCTGATCTAAGTTCTATCGTAGATGATTGGGACGACTAAACACCAAAAATACTGCGGCTAGGCTATGGCTAAATCGGGTGTGTACCGACACCCTTGCCGCAGTGTCTCTCGGTTTTGGTGTTAGATATGGAAACAAGAACTTTTTTAAGGGCGGCGTTAGCAAACGAAGGACATTACTGTGTTTTTGCTTCTCGCACCCGTGATGATCGTAGGATACAAAAATTCTACGACTCTATAGATAAGGTAATAGATGCCGCACAAAATATGGATGCGGAAGGCTACGATGCGTACTACGCCCTTGCTACATTCAACGAAGCAGGATCGCGTAAAGTAGACAATGTTAAATATTTAAACTCGTTATTTCTTGATTTGGACTGTGGCGCAAGTAAAGATTATGCGACTCAGCCAGATGCCATTGATGCGCTGAAGCACTTCTGTAAGAAATTGTCTTTGCCTAAACCTGTTATGGTGAACTCCGGTCGCGGTGTACATGTGTACTGGATGTTGGATGCACCTGTGGGTCTGGACGATTGGTTGCCAGTGGCAGAACGATTAAAGAAGCTGTGCGCTGATAACAATCTATTGGCTGACCCTGCGGTCACTGCTGATGCGGCTCGCGTGTTGCGCATACCTACGACTCACAATCACAAGGATGATCCCCCTACAGCAGTAAACTTTTTCTTTGAGACCGCAATAAAGCCCATAGGTTTCGATGCGTTTTCTGAACTATTGGGCAACGATCCCATACCTTTACCGAAGCGTTATACTCCTGATGGCAACAATGCGGTTACAACTACGCTTAACAGTAATATGGAAAGTACGTTTAGGGAGATAATACGTAAGACGCAGGAAGGGCGTGGGTGCCAACAGTTAAAACACATACTGAAGAAACAAGCTGATTGCACTGAGCCTATGTGGAGAGCAGGGCTGTCGATAGCCAAGTTCTGCACGGACGTAGATCAGGCGGCTTATGCAATATCAAAGAATCACCCTGACTACACGGCAGATGCTACACAAAAGAAAGTAGACCTTATAAAAGGTCCGTATCGGTGCGCTACGTTTGACGAATACGAGTCGGGCATATGCACCGAATGTCCTCATTGGGGTAAGATAAAATCACCTATATCTTTGGGTATGCGGGTACGCGAGGCTAGTGATGAAGACAACATTGTTGAAGCTCCCGCCGAGAACTTACCAAACAACCCTGTAAACCAGTATGTAATCCCCACATATCCACGTCCATACTTCCGTGGCGCAAACGGTGGGGTGTATGTCAGGACTACTAACAACGATGGAGATCCTGACGAGAAAGTAATATACCATAACGACTTATACGTTGTTAGAAGACTACGCGACGTGGAGCTGGGTGAAGCTGTGGTAATGCGATTACATTTACCTAAAGATGGCGTACGCGAATTTACTTTGCCGCTGACTGCGGTTACTTCTAGAGAAGAGTTCCGAAAGTATATGTCCATGCAAGGCGTGGCAGTAACAAAGATGGATGAGATTATGTCATATACAACAACATGGGTGAACGAGTTACAAGCTAACAGCACTGCGGATCAGGCACATAGACAGTTCGGTTGGACTGACGAGGATGGTGGTTCTTTTGTGCTTGGTAATCAGGAAATATTTAAAGATAAGATAGAGTTTAATCCACCATCTAGCCAGACCGCAGGATTATTTCCATCCTTTGAGCCTAGAGGCACGATGGAGAAGTGGAAAGAAACAATAAACTTCTACAACCGCGAGGGGTTTGAACTGCACCAGTTCGTTGTAGGCACGGCTTTTGGTTCTCCTCTGATGCAGTTCTCACCAATCAAGTGCGCGGCTCTACATATATACAGCAAGGACTCTGGTGTAGGTAAGACTACAGCTATGGAAGCAGGGGTTTCCGTGTGGGGTAAGCCCGAAGATTTGATTACTACAGAACGTGATACATACAACACCAAGATGAATAGGGGCGAGATCTATCACAACTTACCATTATACATGGATGAGTTGACCAACGCGCATGGCAGAGAACTTAGTAATCTTGCATATCAACTGACTGGTGGTAGGCAGCGTGGTCGTATGGCTAGTGGTAGCAATACAGAGCGGCATCGGGGCGAGGCTTGGAGTTTGTTATCTGTTACTACAGGCAACACCAGTATCGTTGAGCGTATAAGTATTATTAAGGCTATGCCTAAAGCAGAAGCACAGCGCATTTTAGAGTGCCGTGTGAAGCGTATGCACTTTGAAACTAAAGAAGAGACAGATAAGTTTGCCGCTGCAGTACAAGATAACTACGGACATGCAGGTATAGAGTACGTGCAATATCTAATGAACAACTTAGAGGACGCAAAGAAATTATTGTCAGAAGTACAGGCGCGGGTAGACGCTGAAGCTAGCTTGACTGCGGAAAACAGGTTCTGGTCTGTGCTTGTAGCAGCGACAGTGACAGGACTTATACTTGCAAAACGTGCAGGACTTGTGAACTATGATACTAAGAAAGTATTTAAGTGGGGTGTAGAGCAGCTTAA